TTGGTCAGCGACACCAACTTGCTGGAGGTATAAACCCCACGCTGCGGTATCACCAACGCTGCTATCCCAATAAATACTTCCCCAACCATTATACATTTTTCTTCGTTTTTAGAAATAACTCTAGTTTTTTCATATTGTACTCTTTAGGCTTGTAAGCTTTCTTACAGTACCCAGCTTGAGAAATAGGAATCTTTGTCGGGGTAGACATCCTCGTTATTGTTTGTATAGTATTCTGGAAACTTCGTAGAGGCGTGAAAGCTCATATAGTCAATAAATCTCCGTGTGTAGTAGTCGGCAATCTTCTGCTCCTTAGCAATTAGAAAATCTACCTCTTCCTTATCTACGTTGTTGGAGTTTTCGCTGCTATGCTTGTAGACCCCCTTGTTTGCAATCGTATAGGCTGCAAAGGGTAGGTATTCTACCATAGCAAAGTGGATAAGCATAGGTTGGACGTAGGTATTAACTAAGCTTAAGTAGTCCCCACCTAGCGTACCCGCAATGATATCGTTTGAAATCTTGTTATACAGTTCCGTACCCAAGTAATTTTGGATATGGATTTCTTGGGCAATCTTGATAAACTGAATAAATTTATCCGTGTCTACATTACCACTCATAGCGGTGTTGCGTACAATGTCTTCCCTTTTTACAAATAGTGCAGTTGCCATATTATTTCAGCCAAGCTGGTGGGTTTAAATATCCATAATCTTGCATATCTCTTGGAGCCATAGCTACTTCCGTTGGGTTTTGCTCTATACGAGCTTCGGAACGTAAGCTAGGGTCAAGGGCAGTAATCATAGCCCGTGCCTCATTAACAGAAATACGTTTGTTGCTCTTGCGTAAGTACGTTTGGCGCACCCAGTAGTGCTGACAGAATGGCCCTCCCTTATAGAACCAAATAGAGTAGTAGTCAGAACCATTTGGGCCAAAGCCTTCGTTTGAGCCTTCAGCATCTAAAATGTCCTCCATTCGGTAAACCCTATTTGCTCGCTCCATCATAGAACAGAAATCACGGCTCTTACCACTCGCTTGACCCGTACTTGCGTACTTATAGCGCACCTTGATGATGCTAGTGTCTTGCTCGGAGGTCTCGTTAGGGCTAGAAGAGATAACGCTAGCGAAATTCCATAGGGCGTTATGCACATCTTCCTTATCGTAATCTACGGGGCGTTCATCTATAAGCTCCCAATCATCGTCCATATCCTCACCCATAGCAATTAGCTTTTCCGCAATGCGGATTTTAAGCTCTTCCTCTTGCTTGCTAAATTTCTTTTGGTCTTTGACCTTTACTCCAGTTTCCTCTTCAATGACTTCGGCATCTCCTACCTTCATCTTGCTAAATTCAAGCGGACGGAGGGTCTTAAAGTAGAGGTTTAGGGTGATATCGTTGTATGCCAAAATTTCGTTTAGAGCATCGATAATAACTTCTTGCATAGGTTCTATCACCGTGTTCTCAAAAAGGGCTGAGGCGGTCTCTAATTCGTTTGCATTGTTGCCCAATCCGCTATTGTCCTTAATACCTAAAAGCATAGGGGAGGTAACACGGTGGGCAATCATTAGCTTACGCATTGACTCATCTGCCAAGAACTGATATTGGTCAGAGGCATCGGAAAGCTGCACGGGTTCAATAGTAGCTGCAAGCTCCTTACTATCGTTAAATGCCAAGATAAAGCGACCAGCGTTTGAGCTTCCGCTAAATTTCTCAGCAATACGGGCTTCAATGATGTTTCGCTCTTCCTCCGTTGGAACTCCGTTATTCATATTTAGGAGCATTGACGGGGCGAGGCCGTTTTGAATGTTGTTGATGTGGTAGTTGGCTACCTCTTCTTCTAGCTCGGCATACTGCAAGCCTCCTTGATAATCAACGGGTGAGTAATAGTAGTATCCAGCACGATAAGGTTTGACGTAGATAATCTCAATAGCCTCTTCACTATATCCAAAAGCGGGAATACGCATAGGAACCTCCTTGCGGGATGCTACTTCGCTCCAATCCTTTGCGTAGTAGTAAGCCTCTACCTCACCTTCATCGTTGCATTTCTCAGCACGTAGGGTTTCAATAGGTAAGTGGTCTACTTGTACGATGGTGCTACGGTCTTGGGAGTAGATTACTTGGATAGCGCATTGGCCCATCATCTTGTAATCGCTCAAAAGCCTACGCAAACAGTTCTTTGAAAACAAAGCCTTCATTTGGGCGTACTCATCGGGCTTTCTATTGCTATCGGTAGCATCAATACCACGTCCGTACAAAAGCTCTACAATGCCGTTAATAATAGCGTTGTTGGTAGCAGAGCCGTTGTACCTATCAATGAGGTATTGGAAGTAGGAATTGTCCTCCCCATACTCTACCCATTCTTTGTTTTGCACCTCTTTGACTACGGGTGCGGTGTAAGAGCTGAGATTAACTACTCGGATATTGCTCATAATACAATAAATTCGTTGTTGTAACTGTTTTCGGTTACATATTCATTTTCATTCACCGTGTATTGCTTTAGGTCGGTTTGTGAAGTGCAATATACTCTACCTCGATAGATTGTAGTGCTAGATAAAATCACCTCAAACACATAAAACGTACCCTCTTCCACATCGTAAATGCTAGAAAGGGTCATATACCCATCCGAATTTGTAACCGTAGGGGTAATGGTAGTGGTGGTGTTTGTGGTCTCATCTCTAAAGCTTATGGTAATACCACTCGTAGCGTAAGCACGAGGTACTACCACGATGTCTTGAGATGTGCCAATAGGTCTTAGAATGTGCATATCTTAAATTCTGCCTAAATAACTACCTTTTTGCTTTTTGTTATTTCTTTAAAAAAAGAAAGCCACCCGAAGGTGGCTCCCTAAAAGATATGTAAGCTCCTTAAGAGTTCGTGCCTACAACGATAGTTGCAGTAGCAGAAGTCAAGCCAGCAAATGGGTCAGCAGCAGTAGCACCATCAACGATGCTAGCCATACGCTTTTCACCAGCAGTCAAGCTTAAAGTGTAGCCCGAAAGGTCTCCCATAGCAGAACCAGTTACGGCAGTACCGCCAGTAACCTCAGCTCCGTGTTCAGCACCTACCAACAACACGTTTCCGTTGTAGTCTTCTACAAAGATGTGAGGACGGCCATAGGCAATCAACTTCAATTCTTTGTTATCCTCCTTGCTCAACTTGGTGAGGGTAAGGTTAAGCACTTGCTCAAAGAAGGTAGTACCGTTCTCACGGCTAACATTAAAGTTTTGCTCCAAAGAGTTTGCACCTTTTACATCATACTGATAGGCAGAGAATGTGCCAGTAGCATCTGTAAGTTCATCATCAGTTCCGAAGGTCAAAGTTCCCAAATCACCGAAGTCTACAAACCAAACTCGGTTAATGCCACCAACGACATCTTTACACGGAACCTTACGACCTTGAGTTAAATCACACGCCATTTTTTCTAGGAATTAAAAAAGGGGGCGGGGTAGAACCCTCACCCCCTTGAGGTTAATCAATTACGATAAATTAAGCGTAAAGTACAACTTCAGAACCGATACCGTACTGGATACCAGCAGTAAAGCGCATAATTACACGTACGTTTTGTGAGCCGTCCAAGTCGCTCATATCGAGCAACTTAACCTCGTTATGGTCGCTCAACAAACCAGTACCGAAGTACAAGTTAGAAGACTGAGCAGCAACCATCTTATTAGAAGGCATACCATTAACCATAGCAACACGGATTCCGTCAAAGTACAAATCGCCTTGACCGTACCACATAGTGCCTTTGTTATCAACACCGTTAGCACCCAAGCCAGAAGTACCGAATCCACCCAAAGCACGGACGTAAGCCTTTGCTACGTTTTGTGGAACGTAGATGGTCAAATCTTCCTTGCCATAAAGAGCAGAAGGAACGGCATCAGCAACCTTACCTAATTCAGCGATTACGTTAGAAGCATCAACGGTAGTAGCCGTAACGTCTACAACGTCTCCGTCAGCAGCAAACAAAGTGGTGAAACCATCGAACTGACCAGCAGTAGCGTTAGTGCCTTGCCAAATGTTAGTTTCGATACGCTGAGCTACTTTCTCGGCAACGTGAGCCATCAAGAAGTCAGAGAATGAAGGGGGCAAATTGTCATAAACAGAGTAGCCCATCTGAACAGCCTCCCAGTCAGAACGGAAATCCTTTTTGCACAACTCCAAGTTCACTTGGAACTCTTCGGGCTGAAGGATACGCTCGGTCAAAGTAACCGTAGAAGTGTCAGAGAAATCACAAGTGGCATCCTTAACGATATCGTCAGTAGCCAATTTTTTGATTACCTCTTTGTACTTTACGTTAGGCTTGATTTCAATCAAACCATTGTCAAGGGTCGTGCCACTCAAAAGAGCAGCAGCGATGTACTTACCCGCAAATTCGCCAGCGTAAGTAGTAGTAATAGAAGTGGTCGTAGCCATTTTTTTTCTATCTTATTTATTAAACAAATTTTTCAGCTCTATTGAGCAAGTCATTAA